ACTTCCTCACCCGTTTCGGCAAAAACACTGTAATTATGTCAGTATTCCGCCGGCCGCTCCACAACTGATGACAGCGCCCCCTGGACTGTGCCAGGCTATCAGCTGGAAAAGTAAGGAGAAACAATGACCATTACCCGTATCGATCCCGAACATCGCATGTCTGAAGCGGCAATTTACCTGTAAAACAGTAATTTAACCCTGCTCTACCGCGCTCACACGTCCCATGATGTTAAAACATGCAAAGGCTTGGAAAAGGTCTCAAACCTTTGCGTGTCCCAAATCTGTCTCAGCACTTCGAATGAAAAACATGCACGCTTCATCTAGGCTGTCGTTGCCCACCCCGTAGCCTGCTCAGATCGGCGCGGAACGTCACTGCCCCGTCGCCGGGGCTTTTTTATGATGTAGCACTTTCATTGTGTTGTTCATTCACCTGTGAAGCCACTTCTTGCTGGCGTTGGTTGTAAGCAGAATCAGCCGGCATTTCCAGACGAACGTCAATCCACGTTTCGTCCGGGATATCAATCAGCGCCCCCTTGCCAACAGTCAAATCTCCATCCTCAGTAAGCGTGTATTTTTGCTTGTAGCAACGGACTACCACACCTTCTGCGGTTTCCTCCGCTTCAGCCAAAGCAATTATTCGACCCTGACCATTACCACAATCCATCACTGACCACAGGTCTTTAGCCAGGCCAATAGCACCCTTAATCAGGTAGGTGCCAGTATCAGACCTGGACACTGTGCAACCTTTAGATTCTTCATTGCACAGACCTCGAACAGTAGTCCAGGTGTATTCTTCATTGTTAACGCCCAGAAGATCGCTTCGACTGGACGTGTCGCGGCTATTAACGATGCGTACTATGGGCGATGCGGGAACAAGCGCGCCGCTAGAATTTGTAGTGGTATTGGATGTGGAATAAAGCTTACGAGCCGTGTACGTTCCGTTAATATTAGTTGCGTAAATTACGTTACCACCGGTCCCAAGCGCTAAATAATGCTGCCATATTCCCGAGCCAGCAGCACCAGACGTGTCTGTACGATTGTTTACCTGGATACAGGTTCCGTACTGCTCATTGTATCCTAATGGAGTATTGTTGAAGGTCCAGATGCCTGCGCCCTGAAGATTAGCAGTTGTGGCTCCAGCTGCGAATAAGTTTCTGAATGTCTCTGTATTCAAGTCCGTTCGGTCTATTTGGTCCTGCAATGCCAGACTTTTTAATCCCAAATCTGTACGCGCAGTTGCAGCAGTCCTGCCATCAATTAGGTTTTTCCACGCAGCGGACTTGTCTGCCAGATCGCCAAGATTCTGACTCTTATCTACCTTGCCAGAAACTGAATTTACAACGCTATTCCATGAAGGCCCGCTATATTGGCTGCCATCTGGCAAAGTGACTGTAATATTTCCTGACGCGCTATAAACCTGCTGCCAGTTCGCTTTGTCCAGATTTAATCCGCGAATTGATTTGGCTACATCGGCGGCTAATTGTGCCGTAATGCCAACAAGTGCGGCGTTCGCTACCGCATTCCATGCAAGGCCGGAAGTCGTAGGCCCGCCGTATGCATTAATCAGTGTTACGCTGGTAGCTGAATTCACAGACTGAACGCCGAGCGTATATGTGACGCCACCCACTACCGCTACAATGAAGTCATTCGCTTTAAGCTCTGTCGTAAAGCTGGTTTCAGACCCTGTCACGGAAGTGGAGTTGTTAGTAAGTGTGATAGTGCCTGCGGGCATAGTTTTCTCCGGGCAATAAAAACCCGGCACGGTGGCCGGGTATATTTAGTTAATGAATATCAGGTATGGAACTGGTTGGCTGTAGGGGATGCAAATAATTGTGCACTCCATGTGCAGTATTCTGATGAACTCTGGTTCAAAGCGCCCGCAGCGAACACCATAGTTGCTGAGGACGTGCCTATATCCACACTGTAGGTGTAAATAGATAACGTTACGCCATTGGAGGTTATGGATGTCGCTGCTGTAATCTCATTTCCCGCTATAACTAATTTTGATGCGCCCTGACTGTTGTTTCGTACGCGGAATACGGTACCTGTCAGCGTCATGGGGACATCACCTTTACCAGAAGTGCCATCCCAGTAAACCGTATTAGACGCGTTAGTTGTGGTCTGCCCAAATGAGAAGCTTTTGCTCTGCATCAAAGGGCCATTTATCCGGGATGCATTTAGCGTTCCTAATATAGTGCAGTCCTGGTTTATGGTGACATTATTTAGCGTGCCGGTGTTTGCATAAATAGCGCCCCTTACGGTAGCGTTGCTTAGTTCAGCACTTCCGTTTTTATTTATGCTCCAGCCAGTACTTCCTGCAACGTAATTATTTGACTGAATAAAGTTTCCAATCTTCGCATTAGAGATAGTTCCGTCAGCTATAAACGCCTGATTAATAAATACCTGGCCGTTCTGAACTGCAAATGGAGAATAGAAGTTATTTCCCGCTGCCGACATGATTGCAAACCGGTCAGCAAGGAAAAGAACCTGCGACTGCATCCCCGCCGGAGTGTTTTCAACGCCGATGCCCATGCCTGCTGCATACTGGCGTCCATTACTGTCTACAGCGACCTTTACCGAGTATTGGGCTGACAGCTTCCCATTAGTTTCTGCCAAGGCTGTAGAGGTTTGTTGAACGGCTGCGGTATTTGTTTCGACGCTTGCCTGTACTTGCTGAAATTGCTGAGCATAAGCCTGGTCATTAGTGGCAATTGTCTGGCTTATAGTCAGAATGTCAGCCCTGTTTTTGCCAGACTCTGCAATCTGATGGTCGACAGTTTGGTCAAGGTTCAGGGCGTTCTGAAGCATTGCGTCTATATTGGTGTCAACCTTTGAGACAAGCTGTTTACCTGCATCTGTATTCAGCACATCTTCGACAATGTTGCCGAGGATTTCCGATGCATCGATGCTTGTATTCCCTTCAACCCACCCCGTCCAGTCTCCCATATTTCCTATGCGATCAACCAGTCTCGCCCGATACCAGCGGCGAACCCCTGCGGGCATTGGCCCGTGCTGATAACTGGCGCCAGGATAAGGAACGCTGACCAGTAGCTGTGGATTCTGACCATCGGCAGTCGTTGACTGCTGAATTTCGGTGTACGCTGTATCTCCTGAACCTTCCGGGAAGCCCCACGTCACATTGATATGCCAGACCACATCCTGCGATGCAGTAAAGTTTACCGGCGTTCCAGGCTTTCCGACCTTGCCGTTCAATGATGTTGATTCTGCATATCCCCATGGAGATGAAACCTCTGCTGCGTTTACGGCGCGCACGCGTACGTCATAAACGCCGGTGTAGATGCCGCTGATGCTGAAGCCCTGCGCGCTGGTCTGGCTTACGTTAATCCAGTCGCCCTTGTCTTTGCGCCACTGAGCTACGTAGCTGATAGCGCCATCTACTTTGTCCCATGTCACCTGCATAGTGGCTACGGACAGCCCCTGTTCGATAAAGCTGACTTCACTGATTTTGATGTTGGTCGGCGCTTTCAGTACGCTTATCGGCGTCACGGTAATGGGCGCGGGTTCAATGCGTACGCCGTCATCAATGTAGCGATATTTGTTCGGATCGTGCTGAACGCCAGAAACGGTAAAGGTGCCGTCATCGTTGCTGGCAATCGAGGTAACGCGATAATACTGAATAGCCAGGTTGTCGCTGTCGATGGCCCATACTGCTCCCGCTACCGGTGCCTGCCTGAATGGCGTGTTAACCGTTACCGACCGCTTATCGCTGCTGACGCTGGAAATCGTTCGAGTCTGCGCCGTGCCGTCTGGCAGGTTGACCACCAGACGATCCCCCGCGCTGTAATCAATAGCGCGGTCCAGCTTGATCGTCAGTCCATTAACAGCGCTGATGCGCCCGCCATTCTGCCTGCCTGCCCTGAAGGGGTCGGCCACGCCGATAATTTCTGCGGGAACGGGTAAGTAACCGTCCAGCCCTGTGCCAAAAGAAATGGTGCCGTCTTTGGCGTTAGACAGCAGCGCCCAGCGGCCGCGTCGATGCGCCTCACTCTGCGAGGTACAGCCGATCGCCGTCAGAGACATTTCCCGCACGTCGTAACGCTGCACCAGGTCAGAATCGTAAACACCCTCAACCGTATCGGAATAATGGTTTACCGGGTCCGACCATGATACCTGACAGGAAGAATAACGGTTTTTATAGCTGCCGCCGGCATACGTGAAAAGACCGTCAATGACATTGGCAGAATGGTAGACGAAATCGACGTCCATTTTGCCGCTGGAGTCAGTCTGGGGAACATCAGCATTAACAAAAATCTGGCTGTTACCCCAGAACGTGATGCCTCGAAATATGGCAGCGATATCCTTGAGGACGTTATAAGCATCCTGCTGGCTTTGAATAAAAACATTGCAGGTAAATCTTGGTTCTGTGCCGCCCGCGCCATTGGAGACCATCTCGTCGCAATACTGCGCAATAGAGTACAACTCCCATTTGTCGATCATCGAAGCGTCGACGCGGTTCCCCATGCCGTAAATTTTATCCAGGACCAGGTCATAGAAAACCCAGGCCGGGTTATCGGTATAAGCGAACTTAAATTCCCCTTGCCAGTTACTGCCGTAAGTTCGGCTTACCGGGTCATAGGTATTTGGTACGCGTACCAGTTTCCCCTTCGGCTTACAGGTGATTTTTGGGGCGCTGCCGTTAAACTGGCTGGCATCCACCTCAACGTACAACAGCGCAGTATTTGGATAGCGCAGCTTACTGTCGATGACCTCGGCAAAAGAGAAAACCTTGAAGGCGTTAACCAGCTTGGCTGAAGAAGAGTCGGCAGTGATGCGGCGCACCCGAATTGCCCAACCAGAGGACGCGTCCGGCAGATCGATTCGGTGATCGCGCTGGTATTCAGACGTAGTTTTACCGTCAAACCTGCCATCAACAACTGTCACCCACGAGCCGCCATCGGTGGAAAGGTCGACAGCATACTGTGTGACCGTACCCACCATGTCGCCGTTGTCCTTATAGGCATACTGCGCCGGCAGGCTAAGTTTAATGCGCACAGCATCGAGCGAAAGATTGGTGTACTGGCGTGTCCAGGGCACAGACTGTGTAACCGTCACGCCTACAGACAGCTCGTTATCAACCTCCGGCATGCCCTGAATATAGGTCTGGTCCTGCGTGCCCCTGCGCCAGTCCCAGATCACGCCGGTAAAGTTATAGGTGCCGTCATCATTGGCAAGCTTGGTATCGTTCAGGTAAATCTGCTGTGCAGTGAGATCACCCTGAATCTCACCTTCTGAGATAGCCAGCAGCATTTTCAGTTTAGCAATAGAGAGAAGATCGTCCGCCTGCTCTGTCGGCGTGTGAGCCTTGCCGCCACCGCCTTTGTTTCCGTGAAAAATAGTTTCGCCGCTGAGAAGTCGCATATTTTACCCATAAAAAAAGCCACCCGGAGGTGGCCTGTCTGCCTGATGATAACTACTGCTGATCGCTGGTAAAGCTGCCTGCGCTGATGATGGCGCCGCCGATTTCGCGCGTACCATAGAGAAGTGGAACGGGATACCCCATAGCTACCGTGTTCACCGGCGCGCCAAAGGCATAGTTAGGCTTATTGTCCGTGCTCGATGACGCGCCGACATTATATTTAGGCTGAGGGGTCAGCATCTGGACGACGCCGCCCAACGTCATGCTCAGTCCGAGGCCAGTAAGCGCTGTCGTTACGGCGGCTGGTACCGTGCCACTTAACCCGATTGCAGCAAGTGACGCACCTGCTGTGAAGTAAGCTGCTACCAGCGCAACAGCCCCGATGACGATCTGCAGGACGCCGCCGCGCTTCGAACCTTCCAGAACCGGCTCCATTTCGAACTCTGTTGCGGCAGATGACATATCAAACTCCTGCAGGCCGATATTCTCTTTACCGCTGAAAAACGCGAAGCGGACGCCATTCAGGTGGGCATTCGAAACGTATTTCTTAAAGCCAGGCACCTGCGAGCACATCGCTCTGATGAGTTCGCGTAAATCGGCGACGTGATACTGGTGAACACGTCCGAACTTTTTACCCAAAAGCCCCTTGAGCCGCATTGTTTTAAGCATCCATTAGCTCCTTTCTGCGCACAACGCGCACGGTCCTGTTACGCCAGTAATCCCCATAGGGAACGCGGGTAGAAAGATTGCCTGAGTTGTGGTGAAGGATTTGATTGTTGCCAAGGTAAATGGCCGCGTGATTGGTGACTGGCGCCTGAATCTGCATCATGATCATGTCACCCTCTCGCATGTCCGAGGCCGACACCTCAACAAACCCCTCAGCCTGCCAGTTGTCGTCGTAGCGGCTTTCTTTACCTTCTATCCACCATTCATAATCAACCGACCAGTTATTGAGGGTGATGTCGTGCTCCTGCCGGTAGTAATCCATGATAAGTGTCCAGCAATCGGCATAACCTAACACCCACTGCCGTCCGACCAGTTCACGGTCGCCTCGCGGGCTGATCGTACAAAAGTCACCGTCAGGCCAGGACATAATCCCCCACTCTATGCCTGAGTAGTCACACAACACCCTGTCGCGCTCTGAGGGGATTAGTTGTGGAACGTCAGGGTGAGAGTGAACGAGCATCAGAATTGTGCCCTGCGCTTCTGCTGCTCGCTTCTCCGCTGGCGCGATAATAAATTGCTCAGTGGGGTTCTCTGACACGTTGCTGCATGGAATATATTCCTGCGTCCGGCCAATCTGTACTACCAGGCCGCAAGCCTCTTTTGGATACTCGTCGGCAACATGCTTTTGTATCGCCGCCATGATTTTTTTGCGCATGACTATTTCCCCTGAAGATTGGCAGCCGGGAAGCCCCCGAATGACAAGGGCTGGCCTTCGCCGAACCGCGCTTTGCAGTCCGCCATACGGCCACCGCACACGTCTTTCGACGGGTCAGCTGTAGTCGTGCCGTCTTTGGTGAAGTAATTTGTGCCGTTGTAATCGCACCCTGTACCAGACCGATACCAGCCGCGCATACACCAGGTACAAACCGGTGTAATCTGACGTGACGGCAGCTGTAGGCTCTGGATATCAAACGGCGAACACAGCTCAAAATCGACCTGAGAGCGAGTCTCTGCCGTCTTCGCATTGACATAAAACAGCTGCACCCGCTCTTCCTGCGGGTTAGCGTTCGGGTTTCCTGCAGTCCAGTTTGCCGCATCCAGATATTTCGTCATCGTGGTGCGGATTCTGACTTTCGCTTTCACCAGATCGTCGAACTGAAGGCATAGCGCAGTAACGTAGTTACCTACGTTTCCTACCGAAAGCTTTGGCGTCGGCTGAGAACCAGTGCTGGACATCTCCATCCCGCTGAGTTCATACGGATACGGCTCATACTCGTTGCCTTGCCAGATGATAGACGGAAGATTATCCGCGGCGAATGAAGCCCAGCCATCTGTTGGCAGGTTATAGGCATGAAAGCGCAATATGGTGTCCAGGCCGAATGCAGTGCCATCAATTTCAATTAGCTGCACTACTCCGCCCGGCTCCAACGCCTGAACGTCCTGAGAAAAACTCATATTTCACCCAATAAAAAAGGGCGCAAAGCGCCCTGTTAATCCGTGACATGTCACGGTGCGAAAGCCTGCTCAAATGTGAAAGCGATCTCCACAAAATTGCCGTTAATAAAGCTCGGACGAATTGAATCGGCTTTAATACGGTACAATTTCCGCTCGCCCCACGGATTAACCCACCAGCAGGATGAGGCCACGTGCGCTTTCAAAAATGCCCTGACCGTGGCCATTTCGGCTTTGCTGCCGCTGCATGTTACGGGCCATGATTCGCGGACGCTGTTGATGCCTGCTGCTGCTACCTGCTTATAACCATCCCCGAACTGCGCCTGCATAGTCGTGACGTCAACTTCTTCAGCCGCGCCGGTGCGTACACACCAAGTAAAAGTATCGATAGCCATATTTTTCTACCAATAAAAAACCCGCCGAAGCGGGTTTAGTTTTTACACTCTAGGGTCTTGGATAACTCTCGAAGGGCTACCATACAAAACCAGAACTTTCGTACCTACAGTAAATGTCGGCGAAATTCCTTGGACAATGGTCATCATATTGCCATTCGTTGTTTGAATGACATATTCCATACCCATTTGCTTTGTCGCTGAGTTTTCAACAACGGCACCAGCGATGCCACCAACTACCGCACCACCGACAGCACCTACTATATTAGAACGAACTCCGCCGCCAAGAGCTGACCCTGCAGCTGCACCTGCTAGAGCGCCAGTTGAACCTCCTAATGCAGTGGTTCCCTTAATGTTGACTGCTCGTGCACTAATTACTATTCCAGCGATCGTTCGGTTAACTTCCCCTACTGAACCCACTGAGTAACTATTAGGTGAAACATCTTGTGCACAACCACTCACGAGCAATGGAATAAGCAACAATACAGCCTTATTCATTATTTTGTTGCTCCTGCGGGAAACATCGGCTTTGACACATCGACAGTTTCAAGAGCTTGTAAAAATTGGGTGATGTTATTCTGGACCGATCGATTAATAGATTCCCTCGAACGAATCACTCCATAAAAAGCATAGGTAGCAGGTACTGTACCTGTTGCGGAAATATCTTGCGTATAAACGATATCGCCGTTATCTCTATCGATAAGTTCGTATCTGGCTATAGTTTTTGTGGTCATCGACGCGCCAAAGGATGGTACGTCTAGCGCTAAAACTTTAACTGAAAGGCTTAAGCGCTTAGGTGAATTGTCCTTGAAAATAACCATGCGATCTAAAGACTCTTCAAGGGACGCTTTCCAGAACTGAGGTACCGCCTCCATACCGGCTTGGATATCACCTTTTTGTTCATCAGGTCTCGCAAGAGAAACAGTAATAGACTTCAGATCGGCATCGATCTTTTTGCCGCTAACTCCTACATTTGGAACTGAAAAGTTCAAAGGTGGTACTGAAGCACAACCAGTTAACATCAAAGTAAAAAAAACCAACCCCAAAATCTTTTTCATTTTTCATCCTAATCCCATAGACAATAAGCGGTAACATCCTATCACCACTGTTTATACTTTTCAGCTTTTATAAAGTAGTCCTCCCGGTACCATTTCTTTCTTTAAACGCTCTGTAAGTGTTTGTTGAATAATACCTTCTAGCTGTTTTGCAGTGTTTTTTGTATTACTACTATTTACTTCACCTGCTGTACCAGACTGGTTGATGTTGACAGGAGCATTAATGTTAATGGCTCCACGGTTGTAACCCGAAACCAAATTTACACCAGACGAAAATGCATAGGTTCCTGCGCTGCCACCAACAACCCCTCCATTTGCATAGCCCCGCATCATACTGTACAGGTTAGCGATACCGATCCGGTCTGTAGCTTCTTTCGTAAATACAAATTCTCCCTTATGAACAATACCTGCAGGATCATACTTGTTTCCCATGCCAGTAAATCCGCCGCCATCATAGCCGTCATAACTAACTGGCATGCCTAATGCTCCGATTGAGCCGCCGCTGGCCCCTAGAGCCACGCTGCCGGCGCCGCTTAATATTGTTCCTAAAATACTCCCGAAAGAAGTTCCACTGCTGCCCATGGCATTAACGATCGCCATTTGCAGCGCAACTTTCGAAATCATCTGGAGGACAGACAGCCCCCAGCTCTTCCAGTCGGCCTTGCTACCAACCAGCATTGCAGACATGTTATCCAGCGCGCTATCCATGGTAGAAGTAATGCCCTGAGAAACCGTGCCAGCAACGTTACTGGTATTCGCAAGCCAGTTTTCATAGCCACGGGAGACGCCGTTAAGCCAGTTGGCTTCGGTAGCGGCTGTTTCCTGATATTTTCTGTCCAGAGCGTCGAGAGCTGCTGTTCTGGCCGCCACTGCCTCAGCGCCCTTATCAGTTTTATCAAACACACGATCCACCTGCTGCTGCTCGGTGAAGCGCTCCCTCTGGCGATCCCCCATCCCTGCAGTTGATGAGATCATGGCTGCATCATCCTGATACTTACGAGCCGCGTCACGCAGGTCTTTCAGTGCCTCAATTTGCTCGCGCTGCTTTCGCACATTTTCATCAGCTTTCTGGGTCCACTTCTCCAGTTCAGTTGATGATGCCCTGATTGCCTGGCGCTGCTCATCAGTCCATTTGGTTCCGGCCTGATGTGAGGCGGCATAAAGCTCAGACGCCTTTTCTCCCTCGGTGGCGCGAACCTTTTGCACTTCCACCGCCACGCTGAGATCGGCCATTTTCCGCGCGTACTGCTCAGCAACAGAAGCCGCCTCGCGCTCAGCCTTGTTCTGCGCATTGGTGGCCGCAGTGCCATCTTTTTTTGCCTGCGCTGCTTCTGCATCCTTTTTGGCAGCCTGGTCCTTGTTGTAAACGTACTGCGTATAGAGCGCGCCAGTAAGTTTCAAATCGTCGGCTTCATACTCATACTGCCGATGCAGTTTCTGCAAACCGGACAGGCTTGCCAGCTCGTTATCGCGCCGGGCTTTCTCCAGCGCTGTAGACTGCTGAGGCGTGGCTTTAGCCAGTGATACAACCGGACCTGCATACTGCGGAGGCGTGGCGCCCCCCGTGGCACTCATCGAGCGATTCAGCAGATCATAAGCACCTTTCAGAATCGCTACGGCGCCGGCCTGCTCGATAGCCTTTTTAGTAGCCAGATCACTGGCATCATTCACCAGTTTCTGAGTTGCTTCGACCTTTGACGCAGCCTGCTCTCGCTGATATTCCAGCTTATTAAGCTGATCGGTGGCATCCTGCTGCCTTTTGGTAAGCTCCTCGACTGACATTAGGTTGTTAATTCGAGCCAGCCAGGGATGCTCGTCATACTGCTTTTCCATGCTCTGCATGGCTGAGAGACTGTCGCGTGTTTGCCGAATTTGCTCATCGATATCGGCAAGGTCTTTTTTCTGCGCTGTCAGCGAACCGCGCGCATCAGCTGACGTAGAACGTAATCCGGCGACTGACATCTGGTTGAGCTTGCTGTTGATAGCGTCCAGATTGTCAGAGAATGCGACTGCCTCCTGGTGTACCTGCTGCGTATGCTGATAGACCCCGTACATGGCCGTGCCGGCGGCAATAATCACGCCAGGCCATCCACCGATCAGACCCAGAACCCCACTGCCAAGGCGGGACATTACGGAGGCTGTTTCGGTAAGTCGTCCGGCTGCAGATGAGCGGGCCGTAATTGAGGTGTTCAACTGTGCCTGAGCGACAGCAAGCTGACGCTCAGCTGCAATCTGCGCCTCAATGCCAGCTGCTGCTGCACGTGCCTGCTGAGCACGATATACGGCCTGCCGGGCTGTTGCGACGCTTACCTGAGTACCGCGCAACTGGGCTTCTGCAAGCGCCACCTCCGCAGCAGTATTGGAAATGACAGAGGCCGTGGCACTGGCAACACCAGTGACCATGTTGCCGAAATAGCGGGCGACACCCAGACCGACCAGCACGCCAGCAGCGTTCGCCACCGTGTCGATGTTCTTTGCCAGGCCATCGAGCACGCCTGAAAGGGATGACGATGCTCCGACGGCGTTGTTAGCGCCACCCACCCACGCCATGAATGCGTTTTCTACTTTCTGCGCAGAGCCGCTGATTGAAGCTGGCAGCGTATCGAACTCTTTCCGCAACTGGTCGACATTGGTCAGGAGCGGCACGATCTTATCTGTGGTCAGCTCGCCGTTGTTTGCCATGTTGCGCAGGCCGCCAATAGTGGTTCCCAGACCATCGGCAAGGAACTTGGCCAGCCTGCCGCCACTTTCCATAATGGCGTTGAATTCTTCGCCGCGCAGTACGCCTGACCCCAGCGCTTGGCTCAACTGAGTAATGACCGAACTGGCTTCCTCGGTGCTTGCGCCTGACAGCTTGAGCGAGGTGGCCACGGTCTCTGTAACTTTGGCAACGTCAGCAGATGCATAGCCGGCGTCACGCAGAGATGAAGCAATGCGGCTGTACAGATTCGCATTCGCCTCAAACGACGTTCCGGTGCGCTGGCTGATAGACATCAGCGTCTGCTGCGAGCGGGTGAAATCTTCTGCTGAGGTAGAAGCTAGTCGCAGGCGACCGCTGAGTTGATTCCATGTATCGGCGTAGTGGACCAGCTGGCTGGTCGCAAAAGCGCCGGCAAATGCCCCGGCCATACCAGCGGCGCGCTCACGAACTGACGACAGCTGAGAATTTAGATCAGCTAGGGCACGCTGAGTTTCTCGCGTGGCAGCTGAGGCTTTTCGCCCGCCCTGCTCCATGGTTTTGTAATAATCAGACCCCATGCGCGACGCTCGCGCAATTTCGGACTGGAATGAAGTGGAGTTCGCCGAAATTTTAATGATAAGTTCACGCAGCGTAGCCATAAGTCACCCTGTAAGGGCTGCGCTATCCGGCAAGCGCAGCAAAAAAATCTTCCAGCCCGCTGGATTCCTCAACCGGATCAGGTTCCTGCCACTGAAGCAGCACATCTTCCATTTTCACTTTTGCGCCCTGTGAATTCAGGACGGCCGTAGCAATCTGAGCCGCCTGAATGTCCCCGCGCCGATCACTGACAGGATTAAGGCGGTCATACTCGATCCACATGCGCAATTCGCTGGCTGTGAGTGATGATTTAAGCTCATGCAAAGTGCGCCCAAGACGAAGGGCCAGAGTCATCAGGAAAAATGTGCCGGGCTGTCTTACTTTGCTTCTGCGTCAGCCTGTGACGTGCTCAGATCGAGCGCCTGCTTGAGCAGTCGGGCATGTACCGGCCCGTAAATGTTTTCAATAAGCGGCTTATCCTCCGCTTTGAAAACGGGTGAGTCATCCTCGTTCAGCAGCACGTCGATAAACAGCACTACGTCTGCGTTTTTATTTCGCAGCGCGCGCTCTGCAGCGGTCAGCTTTTCCGGCTCGCCTTCAGGATTGGGATTAATAATCTGCTGCCATTCGAGCCAGGCCTGCCCCGACGGCTCTCGCAGTTTTACTTTGGCATTTTCCCATTCAGGGACTGAGATAATTTTGCTTCGGAACCCTGCCATCGGGGCCAGCGCCAGCGCGCGTAAGGTATTCTGTGATGCCGTTTTTGCCATTTCATTTTCTCTGTTTTATTCAGGAAAAGCGGCTTTCGCCGCTGTTATTAGCCTGCAGCCGGGGCGGGTACGATCGGTACAGGCTTGCCTTTGACGCGAAGCGTAAAGGATGCCGTTACCACTCCAGCCGTTGAGATACTCCAGCTGTTCTGGCGTACTTCAGCCAGGAAGGCATAGCCGTTACCAGACGGGAAAATGACCTGAAAGGCGTGTAACGCATCCGTGTCATAAGCGGTTCGGAGGGTGTTTTGTCCCTCTTCATCTGCTGACCAGTTCCCGGAAACTGTGACCTCACCCGGTGCAGCCAGGCCGTTCGTCATCTCCTGCTCGGTAGAGCACAGCGTGGTCGTTTCAATGTCAGATTTTTGCCCGCCCGTATAGCTCAACTCTTTCGTTGAGCAGTTGATGCTTTGCCATGTTGCGCCGGTCGGGTTCGCTTCGGTCGCTGCATCAGCAGAGACGTTGATCTTCGTTCCCTGCGTCTTTTCGTACTTTGAGGACATGGTGATCTCCAGATAATAAAAAACCGCCCGGAGGCGGCATCAGGGGTTAATCCCAGAGCTGAACTTCAAGCGTTGCCCGGTAAAGGGCCGTATCAGGCTCGAAATCATTCATTTCGTTGAGAGAGACGGGGTTAAGCGGCGCGAGCGCTGCGCGTATTTGGGATCGCAGGGTTCGCGCTTCATCAATGGACTGCGCCCAGGCATCTATCTGTAACGTGCTGGCTGTTTCGGCCTGCCCACAGAACACGTCACTCGCCACTCCTGATGGAAAGAGGAATACAACCCAAGGCGCGGCCGTTCCCGATGGTGCGACATACGGAAACACGTTCCCGCCAGCAACATCGCTAATCAGTGGGTAAACATCGGCTTCTGTCATTTTGACAAAACCTCATCTATCGCCTGATTCATTCGCGTCAGCGCAGCCTGCGTCGCTTCTTCCTGCCGGACGTCAAACGCAGGCCGGACAAAGGGGTGCGCGGGCATTTTTGATGTTCCCATTTCAACAAAGCGCCAGTAGAAAGCATTTTTAGGATCGCCTGCTTTCATTGATTTATCGCTGTTCCCCGTTGCGGGATTAACGCCTCGGATATGGACGCCGGAAGAAATATCACCGCGCCTGCGCGCCTTCTGAGTTATAACGACTACGTTTCGCTTGAGCTTTCCGGTTCTGACTGGCGCCTTGGCAATAACTTCCTCTTTCAATACCTCAGCCCCTGCCCGCGTAGCGTCCCGCAATACCTTGTTGTTTTCCGCTTTACTGAGCGCTTCAAGGTCCTTTGCAATATCGTTTAGCCCGGAAAAATCCAGATTTGTCGAAATCACTGCTTAACCCCCCTTTCGCACATCAGCTCAAGCCGGGCGCCGTTCTCGGCACGCGTGACTGATTTAATGTCGTAAATCTCACCTTCACCCGTTGGCGGATTGTGCACAAGCCGCCAACCCGATGTGATCGTGATGCCAGCTATACGACGCAACCAGATGCGGGACGTGGTCCCGGATAACTCAGCGCCTGAATTAAGCAACTCGCGGCCTGAAACATCAAATATGGCGGCGCGTATGCTTTTCACATCTGTCCAGCCTGTTGCCGGCTGACCAGACGGCAGGCGCCCGGATGCGGGTTTTTGAAGCGTCACGCGGTAACGCATGGGTCCTGCTCTCATACGCCATAAATCCTGTAGGGCTGAAGGAAAGCTTCAACGGCAAAATCCAGCGTGGTCGCACTGACGCCGGTCGCCACCGCTTCGCGGTTGTTGTACCAGTGCGCAATAAGCATCAGCATGGCGGTTTCTATATCTTCGCCATACAGCAGGCGATCAGGATTTGCCAGATAAAGCGGGTCGTTGGCGGATTCAAAGAGCGTGCGGCGTGTATAATTTTCCACATACCGCGCCGCCGCTTTGATGCGTGCCTCGATCCAGTCGTCATCCTCTGTAAAGTCCTGCTCAATATTGCAGTGATGCTTAACCTGATCGACGGTCAGCATAAAAACCCCTTACTTCGCCTTTGCTTTGGCCTTTGGCTCTTTGTCAGTGCCGCTTTTGGTTTTCTTCACAGACGGGTCTTCGGCGTAACCCCTTTCAACCAGCTCGCGCCCGTGCTGCTCCAGCGTTTCAAACTCCGTGCCTTCGGTCAGCACTTCGCCCTTGTGATAGATCGGTTTGATTGATCGCAGTTTCATGGCCTTTCCTCAAAGGAAAAGCGGCCCGCAGGCCGCTGTCAGGATTTACGCGCCAGCAGCAGCCGGTGCGGTAAAGGTGCCGTAAATAAACGCTTCCGGACGCTTCACCGCCAGAGCCAGACGCTCTTCGCAACGGATTGAGATCATGTTTTTCTCAAAGTCGTCGGCGTTCTCGGTGGAAATCACGACGTTGGCGTCTTCACGGTCGAACAGCTGAGCTGCCGCGTTGAATGCGCCGGTCAGGAATTTGCCCTGGAAGGCTGCCGCTTCGGTGGCTACAACCGGCAGGCCCCACAGGGTTGGACCGGTCAGCGCGGACGGGTTCGCCAGGATGTAGCGGCCCAGCGTGTCCTTGGTCAGCTCGATCTTCGCCCAGTCGATGAAATGCAGGACGTGGCCGGACGCCGGGAAGCGCGCCAGCTGTGCCTGCAGCATGGCCAGACGCAGATCATCAATGCCGTTCTGCTGCTCGACGGTGAATGCGGCGTTGAACGCGGTCGCCTGCGGCACGATGCCGTGCAGGTGTGCGCCGGTGCCGTCGCCGAACAGAATTTCCTGTTCTTCGACATACTTCAGGCCGTAGCGCATCTCAGCGTCTACCGTGGACTGCAGCTGCGCAAAGTCATCCAGAATCTGCTTGGACGCTTTGAACATGTGCGCGATGGTGGTGACCGGGGTAATTTTGGTCGCGAACTCAATGCTGCTGTACGGCTTCGTGGTGCCTTCAGGCACAACCGCAGCGGCGTTGGTAAAGCCGGTCTGCTGCACCCAGAAAATGGCCGGGGAAGAGGTACGGCCCGGGGCAATCAGGTCACGAATGAAAAGGCGCTGTTTCGGCGCGGTATCGATACCCGGCAGGCGCTGCGGCTCAACCACACCCTCTGCCACATCCGTTGACAGCAACGCTGCATTAACCGGCACACTGACGCGCTTGCCACCTTCAACGCTGGCCGCAAAGGTTTTAAGTGCTTCGTTGCTGATGACCACCTGACCCACCGTCTCAACAACCTTTTTCGCGTTGTTCAGCGGCATATTGGCAACGTGCTGCTCCAGCTCACCCAGAGAGGCTTTCAGCGTTTTGTTCGCTTCGTTCAGAGCATTAAATTCGGTAGCAATTTTATCTACCGCATCTTTGGTCTGAGCCGACAGCTGACCGGAGTTTTTTGCCTCTTTCAGGGCGTCTTCGGCCTTCTGGCTGAAGGTACCGGAAACTTCTTCCAGCTTCGCAGAGACTTTTTTCAGTAAATCGTTAACTTCAGACATGGTTTTTCCTTATTTGCCGAACGCCGCCAGGGCGTCTTCAAGTTGTTTAAGATCGTCAGGATTGATTTCTTCGGTAGCGCCCGGCGTACCATCATGATCGGCAGCAGCGCCTGGCTTGCTGCCGGTTAAAGCTTTCAGGAGTTTTCGACGTTCAGATCGGGGCGTGTCGGCTTTGGCCAGTAACGCATCGAGCTTGCGCAGTGCGGCCGCCGGGCTGTCGTCGTCATTCGCGATTTCCTCAGCGGACAGAAGCCGGTCAGCAAAACCTTTTTCGACCGCGTCGCTGCCGCCAATGTAGGTTTCACCGTCCATCATTGCGGCCACTTCATCCATGCCGAGACCGGTACGGACGGAGTAAATGTCACCCATGGCTTTATCAAACGGCTCCATATCGGCCGCTATCTGAGCCAGATCGTGACGATTACCCATCGCATAAACCCAGCAGTTGTGGATCATCAGGAATGCGCCGCGGCCAATCTGAATATCATCCCCGGCCATGGCGATAATGGAGGCCGCTGAAGCCGCAAGGCCAAGCACCTTCACCGTAACCTTGCCCCGGTACTCACGAAGCAGGTTATAAATCGCCAGGCCTTCGAACATGTCGCCGCCAGGGGAGTTGATGTTGACCGTAACGTCAGCACCATCCAGGGAGCGGAGCGCCCCGGCGATACGACTGGCGGTTACGCCGTCGCCCCAGTAGTCCGCACCGATCACATCAAATATTGAAATGCTGTTTTCATCAGCGTTAGCGGCCTTGATGCCTCCGTTCCAGCGCTCCATGGCAGCAGATGGCAAGTCCCGTTTTGAGAGCGCAGAAGGCCGCCCCGCCGGTGCAGCCGGAAGGCTTTTCAGTGTCATGGAATAGCTCCTAAGCCGCCTTTTTCAGCGGGGATTGTTCGAAAGGAATATCAGGGAAAACGTAGTTATGGATTTTCAGAAGGTTAGCGGCCTGCGCTGCCTGGCTGTTTTTCTTCAGATCTTCCAGCGGCGTCAGGTTGAGCTGCACGGTATAAATATCGCCACCTTCGATCGGGGGCATATTTTCCAGGCGGCGCACATCGTTGCGCGACATCCATCCGTTCTGCAGTGCGGTTGTGTAATATGCAGCACGTCCGGCGCTGTCAGCACGGAGCAGACCTTCAACAGAGAACTCAGCAAACAGGTCTTCGTCGCCATCCAGCAGGCAGCGGGAAATCTCCTGCTCAATGTTCACTAACAGAGGCCGCAGCGTATTGGTCAGAAACTGCAGGTTCATCCCCTCAACGCTGGATGCCCAGCTGCTTTGCTTGTCCGCGTGACCGACCATAAACGGCGGCACGCGAAACCAGCGACAGATTTCCTCAATGCTGAACGCACGGGACTCCAGCATCTGTGCCGCCTCGGGATTCATGGTGACGTTCTGATATTTCAGCCCGCCTTCCAGCACCATAATCTTCCCGGCATTACGGGAGCCAATAAACTTCGCCATATAGCCGCGAAGCCTTTCCCGCTGTTCTTCATTCAGCGCGCCATCAGCACTGAGAAAACCGGAGCTTTGCAGACCGTTCTCAAATATTTTTGCCGCCGACTCTTCAACGGCCATTGCTGAACCGATCACATCACGGCCAGCCATCATCGGCATCATGCCGCAGACGCCATCCAGACCGAAACCGCGAATGTGCATGATGTTCTTGGCGGGAATAACGCGGGACGTTCCAGATTCTGTATAGGTATATTCCAGGCTGCCATTGTCCAGCCGCTTCACCACCATATTTTGCGGCAGAAGTGGCACCAGCGAGACAAGCCGGTTACCGATCATCTTCTTCTCGACAAAGGCGTTACCGCGCAGGCAAATGCTGGCTACCAGCATCAGCATGAAGCGTGAAGGCGTCATTTCGAGGTTTGGACGGCGGCAGAGTACCTGATAAGCCGGGTGATTAGTGGCGGGCTTGCGTGACCCGTCAGGCTGGCGCTCGTAAATCTTCAGCGGCAGCGTAGACACTGACTCACTGAGTAAACGTACGCAGGCCCAGACGGCAGAAAGGTGGATCGCTTTGTCAGCTGATACCACCTTTCCACTGCTGCTCATGCCCATCCATTCCTGCCAGAAGGTTCCCGTCGTCAGTTCGATCGGCACACCCAGCCAGTTCAGCAGTGCGCTTTTCACCCTGCCGGGCTGTTTGTTCTCTTTCATCAGAAACCTACCATTATGGGATTATCAAAGAAGCCGCTTAAATCCTGTGGTTCTTCTCCGCCATTCAGGATGAGACGACTCAGTCCGGTAAACATCGCTACCGGGCCGTCTATCTTCGCCTCAGGCGTCGATTTGTTGGGGAAGATGTTGTCGTTCTTATCGACCTTGGCAGTGACGTTGCTCATCATCCAGGTCATTACCGGGTGATTACCGTGGTGAAGCCGACCTGCATAAGCCAGAGCCTCCGTTTCTTTCATGGCTTCTGAAAGGTTACGAACAGTCTGTGCAACCTCGACCATGGGTACGCCTTCTTCCGCCAGTGACAGACTGAATTGCGTTGCGCCCCATGGGTCAAAGCCAATTTCACGCAGGTTTTCACCGGCGATCCATGCCATCAGGTCTTCTTTAATGACGGCGTGATCGACCACATCGCCATCTGTCAGTGTCAGGTGACCGCTGTCGCTCCACTTCTGATACAGTTCCGCCATCTGCCGGGAGCAGCGCTCCAGACGGCCTTCAGGCAACCAGAATTTAAAGTCTGCGTGAACATGCCCAGCAGGGGCCCGCCAGACCTTTACAGCTGCGCAGATATCGATTTTATTTGCCAGATCGACGCCAACCCACATCGGATAGGTTTTCAGCTCATGCTCCGGCGCAAGAGGCTCGCAGGCCTCCCACTTCATCATGTCCATCCAGGCTGATTCAGCGCTTACCCAGATGTTCAGGTGTTTGGTGAAAAAGTTATTGCGGGCTGATACCTGCTCCTGAGCCTTCTTAGCCAGGCGGCGCAGATCATCCCAACGCTTACAGATGCCCAGCCCGGGATTAGCCTTTTGCCAGACTTTCTCGTCGAAAGGCTCATCACCTTCATCAAGGGTAAAAATAATCCCGAAAAAGGTGTCATCCTCAACCACGCCACTTAATACCTTGACCGCATAATCGCGCAACTCGTAACAGATCCCCTCACGGTTAAAGCCCGCAGTGGTGATTGCAAACAGCAGGGATTGTGATCGGGCACCTGTCGCGGTTTCCAGAACGTCCCATACATCGCGGGTACGGTGGGCGTGCAGCTCATCGACGATAGCGCAATGGATGTTCAGGCCGTCAAGGTTGTTCGCGTCACTGGAGAGTGGCTCAAACTTGGATGCGGTTCGTTCCTGGAAAATGGCAAGCTTGTTGTAATCGAAAAGCCGACCCAGCGCAGCGCGGGACTGCTTGATCATGTTCACCGCGTCGTTAAATACGATTCGCGCCTGATCACGGGTCGTAGCCGCAGAATAAACCTCAGCGCCGCCTTCACCGTCTGCGCCTGCCATATACAGGCCAATGCCCGATGAAAGCGTGGACTTGGCATTTTTACGCGCCACTTCGTTATAGGCGGTGCGGAACCGGCGAACCATGACCGGGCGGCCCTTGTCACTCATCACCTGCTCACCGGTCTGCTCGTTTACCAGAGGGACAACGAAACCAAAGATGTTAATCAGGATGAAGATGTGCCAGTCCATCAGCTCAATCGGCTTGCCAGCCAGATCGCCTTTAACGTGCGGCACGAATTTATAGAAGTTCAGGATGTGCTGGGCGCGGCTTTCACTGAAGAAGATATTGCGCTTCTCCCCTCCCTGCAGATCATCAAGGAAGCGGGCACACGCCTGCTTAACATATTTACACGCAACAATTTCGCCACCAACTACGCGCTCGGCATAGCGGATTCCGTCAGCCACCTTTGCCATCAGTCCCTCGCTTTCAGGAATTCTTCCAGCGGGTCTGCTTTATCGGGCCCGCCAGCATTAACTTTGCTCCGTGACGCCGGAGTCATGCCAAATTCGGCCAGCATGGCGCGGATACGTTTCCAGGCATCAGCTTTCATCGCTGCTGCCGGGTGCGCTTTAATAAATTTTATCGCCCGCTCTTTGCCTTCGTCCGGGTCATCCTCGCTGTAAATTGCATAGGTATACCCTTCCCGATCCAGCGTTTCGCAGTGGCGACGGTATTCGGTATAGGCTTCGATCAACAGCTCAAGCGCTTTGGCATCGAGCTGAGTCAGCACGCCGATATTGTCCAGCTCCTGCGCAATCTGCTGGAACCAGTACTTGCCCATCTTGTCGAGATGCTTCGGAGTATTGGGTATCCCTTTCTCCGGCTTCGGCTCATTCTGGTTAATCGGTCGCTTGGATGGGTTCCCCTTCACCAAAACCAGGTGTGACGGGGTTTTCGGTGGTCCGGGCATAAGGAAAACTCCACTGAAAGGGCACTTTGGGGGTACCCATAAAAAAGGTTTCTAACCTGCGGCGATGAAAATAAACCTGAGGCGGCGGTCCTTTAGGCCCAAAGCCCTAAACTTTTAACCCGCCCCCCGACAAATGAAAATAGATCTCATTTACATCAATTGTTGAGAATCACTCTCATTCAGGTCAATCTTTACCGGATTTTCATTCATTTCCGCATCAAGGTTGAAGACCGCAGTGATTGCCGGTCGGCTTGCTGCATCGGTGTCGATGGTGGTGCTCAGCTGTTGACTTAGCAACTCGCCATCAACGGCGATGCCATATCCGATGAACGCTTTACCTCGATAGATATGGGCGAGCTGAGCGCGCTTCTGCCTCATTTAATTCTCTCCGTTGCGGTCTTGCGTTTATGACACGGCCAGCACAGCGCCTGAAGGTTGCTATCCTCATCCGTCCCACCATGAGCTTTGGGTTTGATGTGGTCAACCGTAGCTGCCGGGACTGGCCTGCCGTTTCTCAAGCATTGCTGGCAGATGTGCCGGTCACGCTTGAGGATGCGTGCGCGGATAACATCCCACTTGCTGCCGTAGCCGCGCTGATGTCGGCTCTGCCCGCGCTGATGTTGCTGCCAGCCTTCGTTGCGATGGTCATCACAGTAGCCAGAGCGGTCGGTTGTTGTTTTGGCGCAGCCGCGCTTACGGCAGGCACGAGGGATAGCGGATGGCATTACAGTCACCAATTAATAAAAAACCGCCCGGAGGCGGCTTAGCATGAATCAGAATTTATCCCCTGACTCAGGTGCTTTATGTGGATCGTCTTTACTTTCACCTTTTTCATCTGGATTAGGCGAGACTGGTTTAGGGTCATAGTCAGGGTGATCTCCTTCGACCGGACGCTCAGACATGAATCCTCCTTTTTTATGAGACACGTTACAAAGTGTAGGAGGTAGTTCAGGCGCACGTCCAGCAGCGGACAAAGAGCCGTTGTGAAAGAGGCTCTCTCACCTCTTATGCTGCCTTGCCTTCCATCAGTGCCACCATGTCAGGATCGAGCTGGTCAATAAGGTTTTTGCGGGCCTCATTCAGCAGCGCCTTTCTACCACCTTTCCCCCACTTACCCATCTTGCTGGCACACTGGCTGATGTCTTTGGTTTCACCGCCAATGAGGTGGTCCAGCCGGTTCAACTGGTTGAGGATGTCGAGAGCCTTGGTGCGGCTTTCGATGAAAGTGTTGTAAACATCAATCTCAAACTCAGGCTTAATCCATGCGGCATACCGTACGGCGATCATCTCAACGCCCCAGACGCTCTGGGAATCACCGCCTCGAATCACCTTAAGTGATTGATTATGTTCCAAAGGACGTTTTTGTCCTCTGGCATCAAGTGCATTAACGAATCGCTGAACCGATGCGCTGCGGATGAATTTGCTGGGCTTCTGCGATTCTGTCGCTTCACCATTCAGTACGGCGGCAGCGTGCAGGTCGTTTAAGCAATAGCGGCCTTCGCTGTCCACGCGGACGGAAACGCCGTTAACGGTTACGGTTGGATATGTCATGTCGAAGTACCTTTTAGTGATGAACCTTGTCGCACAGGAATTCGGCCCCCAGAGAGCTCCGACAGCTAGCCGGTTCCTCAAGGGTCATCCTGAAAGGTTCTGGGATATTTGCGCGTGCGAGGCGCATAAAAAAGCCCCGCGTTATGCGAGGCTGATGTTGCTCTGTCAGAAGAAGAGAATCTTCTTGGGGGTTGTCACTTCCTAAGGCTGTTCTTTACCTCAGCAATGATTTGCTGCTGTAACCTGTTTAGCTCTGCACGGTGGCGCCGCTCTTGCCAGAGGTAAATGAAGGCGCCTATCCACGTCATGATTAATGCGCCGATGCAGATGCCGGAGAAGATGTTGTAAATCTGGTAGGCGCTCATTTAGCTTCCTGCTGGCAGTTGGCTTTCCATGACTTGTTATGTGTCAGGATGGCGCGCTTAGCGGGACTGGAAAGCAGCATCACGTCTTCAGGCGTCAGGATGATGGGGTTTACCCAAATGCAGCCTGTATCAACTACCTGAGTCTTTGCGGGTCCAGTCACGGAGCAACTCGTCGTCAACATCGCGATCAGACATGCGGGTAACAGTGTCCTGTACATCTGATGCTCCTTTGCGTGCTTCGTCTTGGCGTTGTGATGCAGCCTGTTGGGATTCGATGGCTGCTTTTGTTTCTCGCTCAGTGGCGGCTTGCTCAGCTTTCGACTTGCCGCGGGAGTGACCAAACCCGAAGGCGCCACCTACCAGAGCGAACAGCCCCACTATCACAGCGACAATCGTCTGAAAGGTCGTCATGGCTTGCCCTCCGGATCAATACCAGCGTCAATCTTCTGCTCTTTGATATCCTTGTCCGTTGCGATTTTCTTCGCTCCAATGTAACCAGCCGTAGCGAAGCCGAAGAACAAGCCGAATGTGACATCAGAGAGCGTCCCCTTGTAGGCCTGCCAGCCAACTACGCCACAGCAGACGAGGAAAGCCAGAGCGGCTTGAGTGCGGCTTAGCGAGATGTTGCCACTCTGGCCGCGTATCATGCTGAAGGCGTCCATCAGATAAGGCCTTTGTAGATGTCGTACGTTCCGGTTCGCATCACCTCTGCGTGCCGTTGAGCGCGTTTAGGCGTTTGCTTTGCCCACTTACTGTTAAGCATTCCTGCTGCGGCGCCGGTGAAGTTGCCAGCAGCAATCATGGCGAGCGTGTTCTTGAATCCCGCCAGACCATCAACACCCATCTGGTAAGCCATGCTTTGCAGAATGTCTGAGCGGGCTGGATTGCACTGCTTCAGGGCTGACGAGATGGCCTGATTTGCCTTCATGTCGGAAAGCTTGCTGTTGACCAGTTCCTGCAACCAGACGTCAGAGACGTTTTTGGAGATGCTGAAGGTGTAGTTGCTAACCGATGCGCCTTTCGGGCCAATCAGGAAGCCAACCCCTACCGTTGGAAACCCCTCGGTATCGATATACGGACGAGAGCGGAAGCCTTCCTCAAAATTAAGCAGTGGGATAATCATGCTCATTTCGCTTCGTCCTCTTTAACAACCTGCTTAACCTTGTCTGCTGTCTTTGTTGCGGTGCGATCTGGAATGGCGTCGAGCTTCTTCTGCAAATCTTCTACCTGACCTGCCAGCTTCATAACCTTCGAGTCGCGACGGTCGGCCACTTTGCGGTAATCCTCGCGAATGCTTTCAATCTGCCGGTTAGCATCATTGCTGACGTAAATGAACAGGCAGGTCATGGCGATGCAGATGAGGGTCATCAGGGTAAGGACGCCGCCGATAATCAGGCTGCGCTTGTGATTCTTATTTTCGGTTGTCATCGCTGTCGGTCTCCAGAGTGGCGATCAGCCTGTTTACTTCAGACCGGAATCGCTCATTGCCTACAGCGTTACTGGCCTCAGACATCGCCAGCAGGATTCCCAGCGCGTTTTTAATCAGCTTGAGGTCTGTCTCTAGCGTGGAAATGCGGCGAAGGTTTTTATCATGCCTCTCGCGTAGCTCATCGTTCTCCTCGCGGAGTAGCGTGTTGCTCTCCTTCAGAAGCTGCACCTGCTCTTTATAGCCGGTGATGATGTCGCCGCTTGCCCGGTTGCTGATGCCGAGAGAAAGGAGGCTTGCCGCTAATGGCTTCCAGAGGACAGCGACAGCGCCGCCGCCGAAGACGAGGCCGAGAACGCCAGTTATGATGCTGTTTTCACCCATGCGTTACCTCGCGGGTGATGATTGGTTTGCTGTACATGGCCGTCTCCGGCGTCGTCCGGAGGTATCCGGCAAATTGCTGTGAAGAAAATGCGCTACGCCACCAGGGTGAAATCACTATTTGGTGTTGAATGGCGTGCGCAAAAGAAAAAGGCCAGCTCTTTGGCTGACCTTATAATTTGGTATTGGGTTGTGGTGGCCGGGAACTCGCCGACATCGTTTCGTTGTCACTCCACTTGTTCCCCGGCACATCGGTGCCTGCGTTCACCACAACGGAAAGAGCACTGATACGCGTCGTCACATTCCCCATCGACATTTCACCGGTCGCTATTCTGGAAATGAGGGATGCCGTTCGAACTAATGCTCTTGCCTGTTGCGGGCTCCGTTTCGTGGAGCTAACGGCGGGTGATCAATCCGCACCTGAAGGGTACTTATTTTCAGCCTCAATGCTCATGCCCTCGCGAATGATTCATGCATTCGCCAATTCACGACAGACGTAAAAAAGCCCCGCTGGTTGGTAAGACCGCGAGGCTTCTTGGCATCCACATTTTTTTTGCAACTGACCGGGAATCGTCAGCGCTCAGTACGCTTTACTTCCCGAGCATGGCATAAATATGCCAGGTTGCTTGCCCCTTGTCTTTAGCAATTAGTGCTTATTTTCTCTTCAGGCTGCAATATTCGGAATTTCCTTCTCCATTTCTCGCTTAATTGCGTAAAAAATTTCTCCTTCGATGATGTCCATCGCCCACTCAAGTCTGTTTCTGGCTTCCTTAGGAGTAATGCGAGTGTAATAAATCAGACAGGATCCGATGTTTTGCACGCTCTTGCGTTTGCAATATCGTAATCTGGCTACGTTTCGAAGCGGGTTGTCCTTACCGAACGTCTTTACCATGACTGATTCAACAAAGGCGGCATCATCGGATTCTTTGGCGAGAGCGATGATGTTTGCCGTTGATGACTGAGGGATAAGCAGGTCACGCGCTTTGCGGAACAGCTCTTCACCTCGCAGCCCTTCACAATGCAGCTGTGACACGATTTTCTCTATCTGCCTGCCCTTCTGCTCACTCCATTCGCATCGCATCATCAGCCGGCCAATCACGTTCACCTCTGCACGGTCATAATCTTCTCCGCCCAGGTGATCGCCCCATACGCCCAGCAGATGACGTACCCATGCCTGCTGTGATTTATTGATGGTCTTCCAGCCGTTGCCGAATAACCGGCGCATATCGGCCGCGCTACGTACACCTGAAAGCCTGACGATTTGCTGATAGTCACGCTCAATGCGCATGCTTAACCCCCATCATTTTCGCCGTGTTGCGGATTATCCGGTAGTTGATCTCATACATGCCGCGCATCTTGAGGATGCGAAGCCTGAGCCACTTCTCTCTGAGGTATTCGTTCATGCTGCTTGCTCCATTTGACGCTTACGCAATTTTTCGTAATGGCGCGCCCGACGCGTGAAGATGGCCTTCACTCGCTTCAGGTATGCGATATCGAACTTGCGTGGTGTGTTGTCTGCTTCCAGTCGCTCGACGAGCTCAAGACCAATGCGCTTGATTAGTCGGGTCCTGAACTCAACTGCATTCCCACTTAACTGCCGATTGCATCGGGTACAGGCAGAGTGGACGTTGAAGACATTAAATTTCAGGTGGGATGCTGCGCCGCGGGAACGGTAATGACTGGCGTCTACTGCGCTGCCGGTGAGGTAGTTACTGCTTCCGATTAACTCACCGCCGCAACTGGCGCAATCCTTGTTGAAGTCTCGCCAGCGGATGTACCGGTTAAAAGCCGTCTGCGCCTCTCTCTGCCATTCTGATATACCCTTGAGCTTCTCCCTTCGTTGCCGCAAATCATCGCGCTGTAGACGCTCCTGCTTGCGTATTTCACGCGCAGCAAGTTCCTCATCGCGTTTCTTGTTGAACGCAATGGCGCATTTGTAGTTGTGGCAGACTTTCTGGAGAGAACTTCGAGGGGTGTATTCGGTAGAGCAGATTGGGCAGGTTTTCGGCTTAGGCAGCTTGATGCCTTTAGCCATGCTTCCCCCTAAATTTATTTACATCCCATATCCACACCTGAAGGGCCATTGAAAGGTAGGATGGAAGGCGCTTGTAGCGCTCAAAGTCATCGTAAATCATCTTCACTCTGACTCGGTATACCCACTCAACTCTCCATAGCCAGGCTGCGGAGGCAATTAGTATTAGGATTGCGTCAGTCATCGGTCTCTCCTGCGAAAGTTGAATAGTATTTGCTTTCAGCAGCCTTTCTTGCCGCTATTGCTTCCTCTTTGCATTTGAACGAGCCTATATAAATATTTTTTCGCTGAATCGTGATTTGAACCCTGTGCTTACCATCTCGCTCACTCCAGTACACGCCGGGACACCCTGATGTGTTGTTTTTTGAGATAGATTTGTTGTGGTTGTTTTCGGTGTAGGTTGCCTCTCTAAGGTTGCATAGGCGGTTGTCGCTTCTGTTCCTGTTTATATGGTCAATAGTTCCTCGCGGCCAGTGTCCATATACGTACAGCCAAATAAATCTATGCGCATAATCTTTGACTGTGCCTATGCAGCATTCGATATAACCTTCGCTGTGTAACGACCCTACAACATCGCCTACCTTTACCTTTCCCCCGGTTACTTTTTCCCGATAAAGAACGCCTGTATCTGGGTCGTAGCGGACTAACTCCCGCAGCCTTTGCTGTGTCATGCTCGACTTCATTCCATTAATTGCACTCATCACTCTCTCCGTGCATGCGGTAATTCGGATCGTCTAGCAGCTCGATTTCGCAGTCGCTGCAGCAGTAGGTCTCTGCCGGCGCCAGCGATGCCTGACAGAAAGCGCAAAACAAAGCAGATGGCTCGCCAGCGCCAGTAGGCTGACTTGACTGGCTGGTCTCTTTCATGGTCTTCCCACTCCATATCGCATTGGCAGTTTTCGCAGCTTATGCCGTAGTGATGTTTATCCTCGCTTGTGAGGATGGTGTAGCAGCGGTGGCAGCGTTCACGCATATCTACCTCTCACGCCGTCGAGCAGGCTCTGAAACTCTGCCATGTTGGGATTAACACCGAAGCCGCCTGGTGCTGCCCCTGCGCGATATTTACACTCGCTGTAACTGATATGAGCCTTAACGATATGGTGTCCGCCAGTCAGCGTATGCAGGACCGTGAGCACGTTCTTTTTGGGTGCGCATGTCGAGCGGGATACGCGCTCCAGAATTTCGTATGTGCTGCGCCATTTTCCGTCTGCGAGAACTTTGTGAATATCTGCTTTGATTTTGCTCATGCTGCCCGTCCAAAATAATCGCCTGAGTAACGCACCTCACGAAGCTTCACGCCGTTGCCGACAGCCCATGCAGTGGAGTACTCGATTAAACTCGTCATGCGCTTCACGCCCATCTGAGACGTGCTCTCGCGTATGCTGCAAAACTCTCCTTCCAGACCCGGAATTACCTGTCCCGGCCTGCCTGTTGCCATGGCGTGGCCCGACACGAAAAGCGCCTTCCAGTCGATTAGCTGTAACTTCTGCTGCTGCCATATCGCCTGCGTAGAAACGTCAGAGCACAACGCATGGAACATATCGTTCTGCGGCAGGGTGCGCTTTGAGTCGCTGATGGTGATTTCGATGGGGCGGTGTTCGTCGGTGGGGAGGGAGTCGATAAAGTCTTTGAGGTTCTGCCGGATTCGATTATCCCGCAGGAGGAATTTCGTTTTCTCCATCTCGCTTGTCTCTCTTCAGTGCGTCGCTGAGTAGCTTCCTGATGCCCGCAGGCATGCACATTGAGTTAGGATAGCGATTGACGAAGCGACTGATGTCACTTGCCAGCTTATCCAACTCGGTATCGGATATGAGGTGCTCAGGACGTTTTAGGGGGATTACGTTGTTCATGCGGACCTCTTGTTTAGCTGTGACCGCGTCAGAATATGGACGCCGAATTTCCCTATCCTGATTTCTTTTCTCAAGCCGTTTCTCGTGCTGTATAGCGGCGGGAAAATGCTGCGGTCGATGACGTTAAGGCCATAACCGAAGAAGCGGAACCAGAATGACCTGCGTGATTTATTCCATGCAATATGCTTCATGCTTTCTCCTGCTTGCTGCTTAACGCTGCTTCCCATCCATCACGCCAAATCTCCCAGCTGGTTTCGACAACGTCCGGGCTTGGATAGTCGTCCGGATGCCAGCCGGTGTGGTCCTCGAAGCTTTCAGAGAACAGCTCTCTCTGCTGCCGCTCCAGCTCATCGCCGTTGGTTTGGGTTTTCATGATTTAGCCCTTTGAATTGCTAATACAATGAATGATGTACAAAGCCAGATGGTCCCGCAGAGAATGCTTAGCTGATTACCTGAAGCTAAACCAATGCCTGATAACGCTCCGCCTATGCATGCAAGAAAGTAGTTCAATCTTCCCTCCCATCATTCTCAATCACCCGATAGGCGATGATGTCGTGAAATTTTCCATCATGAGTCCAAGACCTGCCGCCAGCCTCTACAGTCATTACACCACCGGCCCGCCACTTAACATCTACTACTTTTTCGGGAGCTAAGGGACATTCACCACCCTTCCACTCAATCCAGCCATAATTATCAGTCTGATGCTCGACTCCCTTCTCCTGCTGCTCCAGTACAGGCAGAGCAATCTCAAGGGCTTGCAGGTATCGCTCTTCACGTAAGCTCAGACCAATACGTGGGTTTTTGAGGAATCCATGAAGGTTTGCAATGTCAGTCCGGGCGCTTTCAGCGGTTAACTTTTTCATCAGAATTCCCTCAGATGGTCTTCAAGTCGCAACGCATTGTCTGCTGCCATCCGGCGCGCGCTGTCGAGGCGTATTTGCTCATCTTTGTTTTCAGCCGTAACCAGAGACAGCTCAGCTGCGATCCGATAAAGCATTCCTTTTGCTCTTTCGAGCGCCATCTGGTCTTCTTGAGTTCTAACCATTGTTTCCTCCGTAGCGCCAGTCGTTGGCCGGCTGCTCTTTGTTCTTGTTGTCGGAATACTGACGCGCCGCTGTTTCCTGGTCGATGTTGACGAAGTGACCATTCTTCCAGCCCATGTAGAACGTCTTTGGCTGGCCGGAGCGGTATTTGCCGATGATGATTTCTGCCAGGCCTTTAAGGTCAGTGTTGTCGTTGTAGACCTCATCGCGGTACGGGAAGATGATGACGTCTGCGTCCTTCTCGATTGAGCTGGAGCCAGCCAGATCACCCATGTTTGGCCGCTTGTCGCCTCGCCCGTCAACGTTGCGGTTGAGCTGGGCCAGCAGCACCACGGGAACCTTGTTGCGCAGGCAGAACTGCTTCAGCTTACGGGTGACTTCTGCAATCGCGAGGTCTGCACGCTCAGCTTTCGGCATGTCGATAAGGGTCAGGTAGTCGATAGCCAGAAAGCTCAGGCCGCCATCCATGTTCATGCGCTCCGCCTGGCTGATAATTTCGTCGATGGTGAACGAGCCAACCAGAGCATGGTTGTTTTCATCAAGCAGGGTGCCGGTTGCAGTCGTCAATCGGGTGTAATCCTCCTGAGTCATGCCCAGCGGATTGCGAAGTGTTCCAATTGACAGCCCGCCGCGGTCAGCGATGTGACGCTCTACAACCTGCGTTTCTGACATCTCCATCGAGATAAGCAGCCCCGTTCCCTTCTGTCGGCCGATTGAGTTAGCAATGTTGATTGCCAGCTCGGTTTTGCCCATACCTGGACGACCGGCGATGATAATCAGGTCGGTGCGATCGAAGCCGCCATACTCGTTGTCGAGAGCTTCAATGCCGGTCTGAAGGTACAGGCCAGACTCAGCGCCTTTCATGCGATCTTCCAGCACATTCAGGTAGTCCTGAATCATGTCCCCAATGCGGCGAGGAAGTTTGTCGTTGGTTTCCAGCTGGAGCTTTGAAGCAAGCCGTGCAGCTTCAGCAATGCTTTCGTTCAGGTTGTGGGGTGTCGCACTGGCAAGCAGCTGTGCGGCCCTTGTCAGCTCTTCAGCGCCTTTGCGGAGCATCCAGCACTGACGAACCTTCTTGGCCCATGCTTTGATATTCGCTGCGGTCTTACAGGCTGCTGCGATGCTCATCACGTAATCGCGGCTCTCCTGCGGGATGGAGTCACGAACAGTGAATGGGTCGATTGGCTCAGCTTTGTCCAGCAGGGTGACGATTGCCTGATACATGCTTCGCAGGTGGTGATTTGCAAACGCTTCAACAGGAAGCTTGCTGGCAATGTCGCGAGAATCGATGTGATCTCCCTTGATGAGCATTGCGCCGATAAGCTGCTCTTCGTAGTCGAGGCTTTCCATGTCATTCCTCCTGGCTGATGATTTTGTCGATGCGCTCCTGGCGAAGAGCTGTTTCGATGCCGTATTTCTTTCCTGCTGGATTGTCACCACAGGCGTAGGCGGATGGTGTATAGCCAAACTCGATATAGCCGTTTATGAACGTGTCGATTTGCTGGGCAGGACGACCAGTTTCTTTGCAGTGCTTCAGGTGAGAGTCGTACAGCCGTTTAACGCCTTTCTCGGTAGTGGCGCTGATGCTGATGATTCTTGGTAGGCCGTGCTTTTCAGCTTTGCGGTTCCATGTGTCCTTGAAGCGTTCACGATCGAAATGGAATTTGCTGACTGGCCGTTGTGGTTTTTCTTCCTGAACCGAACCGTCCCCGACAGGGGATATAGGGGTTATTTCTTTTTTCTTTTGTATAGTTTCTTTTGTGTGACTCTGTTTTGGTGACAACCGTGTCACTGTTTTGGTGACACTTTCTGTCATCAATGCAGTGACATTATCACCAGAGTAGTGACAGCCTTCGATTTGCCACTCAGAAACCTCTTTGTTAGGCCCGATTTTGTTGCCTTCGCGGAGGATAACTTTCATAGCGATAAGCTCATTTTTCGCCTTGTTAACTTTCTGCCTGGGTAGTCTTGTAAGCTCTGCAAGCTGGCTGTCGGCAATGCGATCCATCTTCTTGCCAAAGCCATAGGTTTTACGGCAAATGGCATGGGCTACCTTGCTCTGATTCTTCGTTAAATCAGCACCGATAAGCTCGTCATACAGCGCATTGGCAAGACGGGTATATCCATCTTCCAGTTGTGCCACGCGACGCTCCGTACCCTCTGGTAGAGGGCGATAATCAGATAGTTTTCTTACAACACTCATTTGCCCTTCTCCTTCGCTTTGGCTTCCTGCAGACACTGACTCAACCGGCTGGCGCCGAGCTGGGAGAATGACCGGTAAAATTGCTGCCGGGACAGCTCTTTAAAGCGGGCAAATCTTTCATGTTTTTCCTGCTTCATGTATAATCACCTCGTTGATTCGGCTAGAATTCAATGGTTATCTGAGAAGCCTCAACTGTTCGCGCAGTTGGGGCTTTTTGCTTTTGAGGCATCACAGCTTCTACAGCTTGTCTTGCCACTTCCCTGATTAAGCTCGTCTCCCAGACCTTCTCAAGAAGAACGAACGTCACGGCCATGTCGTGGATGTTTAACCGGCTAACTTTCGAGTCAGCCCATCCGGCCATCTTCGCGAAATTGGTTTGTCCCATCGTTACCAGGCGGGAACGTAATTCGCTTTCCACTTCACGAATCCTTTTGCTGTGTTTTGCTGTGTCCATGTTGAATAATTACCTTGTTGTTTTTGGTTTGTTGATAAGACGTGACAAAGCCGCAGCTATTGCCACGAACGTTTTGTTGTTTCGTTTGAGTTAGTCGCCACGTTCTCGGTGGCTTCCGTAGGACTTCATGTCCGTTGTAAAAAGAGCGGTGTTGCTTAAGCGGCTCGAGAGCCGCGTTTCTTGCCGTACTGTAACCAGAGCGGGTCGCACTGGAGGGCTGCGGCAAGTTCAAACAAGAAGCGCGGGCGTTGTGTGGAACCTGCTTCAATTTGCTGTATTGATTGCTGCTTCATTCCAGCTTTCTCAGCTAATTGCGCCTGTGTCAGATTTAACTCCATGCGCTTCTGTTTGAGGCGTTGAGAAATTGTGTCCATTACTCACCTCCACAGTTTTATCTGTATTGTCTAACAGTTACTTCTGTTTGTCAAATACAGCTTTAACTGTGAGGATGTAAGGAAATGGAGAGGATGCTATGAGCCTTGCAGAACGAGTAAAGCAAAGAAGGGCCGAGTTGGGCCTAACTCAGGCTGAAGCCGCAGAAAGGGCTGGTATCAGGCAGCAGTCTTGGGCGAGTATTGAGGAAGGTAAAACATTAAAGCCGCGCAACATTGTGGGTATTGCTGAATCTCTTAGCTGTGATCCGTCATGGCTAGTTAATGGTGGTAACTTCCAGCCTGTTAGCGAGGTGAACACAAGGAGGATTCCATTGATCAGCTATGTACAAGCTGGAGAGATGGCTACTAAAGGCCCTATAGAAGCGCTTGATGGCTCGTGTGAGTACGTCATGACTGATATGGACTGGTCGCAATATACCTTTGCATTAAAGATTATAGGCGACTCTATGGAGCCTGATTTTAAGGCTGGCGATGTCATTATCGTCGATCCGGAAATAGAGCCTGCACCTGGAGAATTTGTTGTTGCGAAGAACGGCGAGCATGAAGCCACCTTTAAAAAGTACCGCCCAACTACTCTTGCAGAAGATGGCAGACAGCACTTTGAATTACTCCCCCTGAATGATGATTACCCAGTAATGCGCAGCATTGAAAAGCGCATCCAGATCATCGGTACCATGGTTGAGCACCGCATTTACCGCCGCAAAAGATAGCATACGCATCATCGGTAAGGTGGTTAAGGCCCAGTGGCCGGAAGAGACGTTTGGGTGAGATGAGGTCGCAGAGATGCGGCCTTTTTTTATGCACCAACAAATGCATGCATACCCATAAATAAATGCTTGCATAAACCATAAATCCTGATTATCTTGCAAGCACATTCCACAGCAAGAGTGCTTACATATGTCAGAAGAAAAAAAAGAACCAAAAGGAAAGGCCAAGGGCGGTATGGCTAGGGCTAAGTCTCTAACCAAAGAGCAGCGTTCGGAAATTGCAAAAAAGGCTGCGGCTAAGAGGTGGGAAGGAAAGCCACTTAAAGCTATCAGAAAGGGAAATTTTATTGAAGATTTTGGGATCGATGCCGAGTGTTATGTTCTGGACGATAATGAAAAGACTGTCGTTGTAAGTAAGACCGGACTTGCAAAGCTCCTTGGTATAGGCGAGCACGGAAGAGATGTGGACAGGTTTTTGAACACAAATTACATGGCTGATTATGTCGATCCATTATTGCTGGCTAAATTCCAAAAACCTCTTATTTTTCAATGGAGGAGTCCAGTCCCTACTTCTGCACCAAATCCGCTGTCTGATGAGGCCCATGGTTATGATATTGCTCTCATTGGCGATATTGCGACAGCGATGATTAATGCAGACAGAGCTGGTGCCCTTCCAGCTTCTAGGAGCAAATCAGCAAACCTTGCTCAGAGGCTCGTAACTGCTTCGATGAAAGCTGGCCTTAAGGGGCTAGGCTATGCCATTGCGGGATATCGACCAGAAGTTCAAGAGGTAATTGACTCCTTTAAGGCATTTGTAAGAGAAGAGGCCAGGCAATATGAAAGAGAGTTTCCTGATGAGCTATATGAAGCTTGGTATAGGATTTATCAATTAAATAAACCTGACCGTGGACGGCCTTTCTTATTTAGCAAGCTTACAAATGAACAGATTTACATGCCTCTCGCTCGTAGCCACGGGGTCATTCTTGACCTTGCCAAGAAGAACAAGGATGAATCCGGCAAATCGGGGCTAAAGATTCATCAGTTTCTGTCTGAAGTTGGAGTAAAAGCGCTTAAGCAGCAGATAGGTAAAGTACTGGCTGTATCGGAGCTCTTTGAAGAAAGAGACACCTACGAGTCAGCCCTGGCTAAAGTAAACAAGTAATTTACATCAACCCGGCCACAGCGCCGGGTTTTTTATTGCGCCGATCCCCATATGACCGCCACCCTATCTCGTTGATATACCAGTAGAAGATCTCAATACCTTCAGTTTTGCCCGCCACACCGATCCCTATGGTTAACGATGTCATTAATGGTAAACGGTTTACCAATGGTGAACTCGTTGCCACTCCTGCACCCGCCACCGCACCGGGTTTTTCATGCCCACCCCTAAAGCTATCTCCTGCCGTGCCGATAACACTAATGTCCAGAGAGACACGGCCTCAGGGCCGGAACAAGCTGATTGTCCGCATCACTCTTGCCCGCCGTGTGCGGGCTTTTTTTGCCGCTTACGCTTGCAGGTAAAAAAATATCGGCCAATAATGAAAGTGAAATATATCCATCACTTTGCTTGTTGCTCGACAAGTTACCGCCAGCGCTGGTCTGGCGGTTTTTTTTGCCCGCAATCCTGACCTGCACCGTCAGTGCGTCGTCGACAGCAGAGCCAGCGCCATCTGCACTACTATGTCATCTGCTTTATCAGCATAAAGACCTGTTATCTTCTCCTTTATTGCCAGATTAGTTATCGCCCGCCCCTCCCTCAGCAGCTCCATAGTCCCCCTACCAAGAACCTCTCCCACCTCAGGCATCATCTTCCTGTGCAAGTCAGCCACATCTTTGTTTCTCATGCCACCAACCTCCTCCTGTTAAGCCATGAAATCGTAGCACTGAGTCCAGCTTTGTGCGGGATTTTTGCGGCTGTAGAAAATTTATTTCCGTTTAAATA